GGGTTCCAGATTGGCAACTGGATGAGTAGATAAGCTCTACTCCAAGCTTACGAATTGTTCGTCCTCTTCAAGTTCCTCGCCTAGGTACTTGTGTCTCCAATGATTAACTCGTTTATCATAAGAAACATTGAGGGCAGGGCACAAGTGTTCGATTTCACACTTCTGCGCAACTTTTTGGAGCTTACTTCTACGATCTTCGAATACTTCACGACCATAATAGAACCAATCATGCAAAGAACTTTCTATGTTCTGTGCACTATGTTCTGGTAAAGTAAGTTCCTTCGAAAGTAAATGTGCATGAAGACGTTTGAAAATGGAATCTTCCGAAAGAAGTCCCACTTTCCGTCCGAGGTCTTCATTATAAACACAACTACGTTTCAAGAAGTCCACATCATCTTCAAGCATATAATGTGTCGGCGTTGACTCCTTGTCGGGCATGGTGAATTTCATATCATGTTCTCCTAACCAATAGGCATAAATGATGTGAGTGAATCCTGGGCATGATTCATCAACAGTTCCAATAACATCATCACCATATGTCAGAAAAGAACAGCATTCTTTGAAATTCTTGTCTGGATAGAGAGAAAAGAAACAACTTCTCAATAATAAAGAATTGACCATAGAATTGATAATCACTGTAAGGTTCTGTCCCGAGGGATTAGTTCCAAACAGTTGAATCAAGTCACCATTATAAGCCATAACTGGGTATACAACTTCGTGGACAACCATCTTCATTATATGGATATCCTCATCATTGTAACCATCACATTTTTCTGCAATATCAATCAATATATCAAACGCAGCAATTGTGACTTGAGCGGGCATACGTACATCGTATTTACTGTAGTCTCCAGCTAAAACACGATCTTTGCCTTTACTCATAGCGGCTTCCCAGAGTTCTTCCCATTCCAATCCTTCTGCATTAACGCCAACGGCGCATTCATATAAGATTGGATTCATCTGAATAATTCGAACAATTGGAAGGAAATACATCCTAATTAACAACTGCAAAACGAGTGGAGCACTTTGAAATACTCGCACTTTATCCTTCGTCAATTTGGTTGCTTCATCCTTCAAACATGATTTCCAGACCATGTAACATCGCTTTCCTCCACGCAGGATGGAAACGATTTTATCGAATTCAGCCCATACTTCAGGGACAAAAGTACGGGGTTTACCAATTTCAGGATAGTCCTCAGGGTCTAAATCCACAAGAAGTGGATGTTTCGACCCTGCTAGTGGAAAACC